TCTCCTAGAATGTTCCTGAGAAGCCGACATAATCTTCGGCAAAATAGTCAAATGAGCAGTAACCCTGCCCTCGATATTCGCCAGCTTCAGCTACCGAAGCACTATCACTAGCTACTTTACCCGCTGATTTTATCGCGGATTCGGATACAACAGCAATTTCTGTACGAACTTTCGTAAATTGCATCTCTTGGTCATCCAAGATTGATGCTTCACCATCCAAGTCGTCTGTTGCAAAAATGGAGTCAGATAATACCTTGGCAAAATCATAATCAAGATTTTCAGTCAGAGAAGCTGTATCTGACGGAGCTTTGCCAAACTGAATCGTGCTGTCTTCTGTCATTGATGCTGAGTCAGATTCAACCTTGCCGAACTGATTGATCGCGTTTTCCGATACTGAACCAGTGTCAACTAATATCTTGGTTGTCGCTCGATTTAAGACTTCGCTGATTGAGCTACTGTCAGCTAACGTCTTCGCAACAGACAGGGTTGCGTCTTCTGCTATCGATGGGCTTTCTGATAAGACTTTACCAAACTGGATTGTCTCATCATCCTGAGTCGATGAGCTATCTGAAAGATTCTTTCCATACGTAGACACATAGTTTTCAGAGACACTCGATAAGTCAGCCAGAACTTTCGATGTATCAATAACGTGTTGCTCTGATGCAGAAGATGCGTCTGACCTGACCTTATTGAATTGGATTGTGTCGTTATCACTCACTGTCGATGAATCGGTGAATGACCGTATGTACGCAACAATCCTAGTAAACACCTCGCTGATGCGACTAATGTTGCCAAGTGACTTGAAGAACTGCATCTCTTGATCGTCAAGAACCGATGCCTCCCCATCTACGTCATCGGTGACATTGACCGAATCACTGATGTTCTTACCGATGATAAACGACTGATCGTCCGAAGTTTGTGACGCATCAGATAAAACTTTACCGACATTCAGTACGTCGTTATCTGTAGCAGAATATGAGTCAGATAAAGGTTTCGACACCGAGAAAGAAGGATCGTCCGCAATAGCTGGTTGCTCAGAAAGCCCTTTACCGACTGACCTGACCTCCGACTCACTAACCGATGATGAATCAGATAAAACCTTGCCAACGGCCTTAGAATCGCTCTCAGATACATTTGCGGTATCTGTTTTCGATAACAATAAGACAAAGATGCCTTTGATGTACGTTGCTGAAATTCTTGATGCAGTGATGACTGCGTTAAGGGCCGGAGCCGTAATCGTGGCGTTAAGATTCTCAGCGGCTATTGAGGATTGAAGTCTCGCCGCTGTAATTGCACTCTGTAGCCGTTTTGCAACAGCCGAGAGTTTTAAACTCACGCAAAGTCCTTCCTGAGTACGAAGCTAAGTGTTTCATAGATTGTTTCACGGGTTCCGTCGTTGAATACAACTTCAACCTCACCTTCATAATCACCAGCATCTAAGTCGAGCTGACCTTCAGTGAAGACGAAAATTGCTATTCCATTCGACGCATCCGAGCTTCCAGCGACGCTTGTGTTGGAAAACAAAACTGTCTCAGTATATTTTTTGCGGAAATGCAGTTTGGTTGTTGCATCAGAAATATCCACTTCTGTGCTGTCACGAGTGACTGTCGCCTGAATTTGGGGGCCAGTATCACTTTGTACGAGATATATTGGATCAGCCATCCGACTCTCCTTTCACTAATCTATCATCCGTTTCACCGACATTGCCTTCATCGCCTGTGTCGTTGATCTGGATGTCATCATCTTCAGCAATCAAGTCGTCCATAGCAGTTCCTAGAAACTAAAGTATTTTCCGTACAATGCCACCATTGTCGCATTATCCCTATGGAAAGCCCAAGACCCCAATCGATTGTACTGCCCTATTGTACTGTAATCAGGATCATTAAACCCGCCATCAAATCTCCGGCAGTTAAAAGATGCAACAACAGCAGAAGAGATTACCATTGTGTTGAACGAGACTGTTTCGCCAAAAATGCTCAAAACATTCGCTGGAGTCATTGATCGGAGCGTTCTTCCCACCATGTGACCTACGCCAAAACTCTCATCCGAACCAGTAAACCTGTATTTCTGTCGGTACAAAAACCCAGAGCAAGCGTTACAGTTATTCAGTAGTACACCCGTATAGCTGGTTGTTTGGTAAGCATCTTCCATCAAGCGACGATTGCTTATCTCAAAACTCAGTCCGCCACCACTGATCTGCTTTAAATATGCTTCTGGGCGATTGACGTTCGCATCTAGGTACATATCAGTTGTCCAATACTCAGAGCTGAATGTTAAGTCACCTGCGCTATTGAACAGCTTAATTCCGTACGATTCTCCGCTAGGGTTGGTGTACAGGTTTGGGTAGTCTGGCTCCTCATCGCTGACCAATACGTAATGAAACGTCAGAGAATTGCTCAAGTAATAATAAGTATCCGAGTACGTGCTACCTGTTGTGGCAATCTCAAATCCCGTTTGCGTCCCATACGAAGGGACTGCGACTACTTTTGCCCCGATATATTTTCCGGAGACGTTTTTGACAAAGCCCAATAAGCTGATGGAAAGGGTGTCATTTGCATCTGGAGTCTGGTTGTAGAAGATGCGATTCACAAAGATCAGCGGAGGTCTGTCAAACTCTTGGTCAAAATCCACGTTCATGGCTATATCATCACTATCGAACAAATAGTCGTCCGTAGTTAGATAGCTCAAGTTCGTTGGAATGCTAAGGGCAATGTCTGATCGCTCAATCGCCCCATTTGACGCTGGCATTACTTTGTACTGAGCCACAGAAGGATCAATGTTGATCGTTCCGTTCGGATGCTTACAGCGGATGCCATATACATCTGAGGAATTGACAGCACTGTTCCTACTCCCAAATATCTGGGCGGCAGTGTCTCCAGCATTGACCGTCAAATCAGCGTGATAATCATTCTGGTCAATCGAATCAAAGTTCCACGTAATCGATGGAGGCTTATAAATTGTCCCATCTGACGCAACAGATCCGCTTGTTGTGAATACAGTGCCTCTATTGGTAACATCTTGCTCAACCGTTGTCCTTCCGTACGGAGTCGCTATCCCGTGCGAATCGTCAAGCGCAATCGTCTCTGTAAGGCTGACATTCGACGATGATGAAGTTTCCGTCAACGTAGAGTTGTACATACCTCGACAGGTTTCACTGTTAAACGCAAAATTGCCAAAGAATGGTTCAATGACTTTAATTGCCATTTCTATGCCCCGAAGTATCCGATTTGCACCCGCAAATCATCGTTCTCGTCATAGACCTCGATGCGCTTGTTGTCTAATAGGATTTTGAACTTGTCGTCTGTGTCTTTGATTGTTCCTGCGGTGACCGTACCAATGTTTGCGGTAATCGCACTGAGTGTCGCTACATCAATCTGTTGAGCGAGAATCTTCCCAGTCTCATCTTCAAGATCAAACGTGCTAGTCCATGCCGTGCCAGTCCATTTGTACAGCGTACTATCTGTGGTAAGAAACTCGACCTTCCCCTCGTCAGCAGTTCCAAGACCCGTCGTCAATAAATCAACTGTCTCAATCCGTCCAATCAAGCGGTCTTTGACAGCCGGAATATCTGTTGTTGCTGATACGCCATTGACTGCGTGAAATGCAGATACGTTGCCCGAATGATCGACAGACTTGAGCCAGTAGTACCGAGTGACATCAGGCGACAATCCACCACGTACGAACTGATCTGACCCGCTAACGGCAATTTGCGTTGCACTAGCACTATTATCAACAGAGTTTTCCCAGATTTGCACGACGTTCAAGTCCACAGCACTAGAGTTTGTCCAATCTAGGGTAATAATACCCAGTCCACCAGTCGCAGTGACGCTTGTTGGTGCAGATGGTGCGTTGGTGTCGCCCACGGCAGTGACATTATTGACTTCAATAAAACCAGACCGTACACCAAGGCTGTTGATCGCTCTGACCTTAAAGTCGTAGACCCCGCCAATATCCACTAAGACCGTGACAGTTGTTGATCGAGTAACGAAAGAGGTGAAGTTGTCAGTACCCTTGCGATACTGCAATTCATACTGTTCGACAAAATCATCATCAGGCGCAACCCACGATGCCTCAATGCTTGAGTACGCCGTTCCATCTTCTGATACAAATATTTGCGGTGTAGCGGTCAGTGAAGTTGGGTCTTGCACCGTAAGAGGATCAGGGAGTGTTGATGACTCTGCCGCAGTCTCTTGCTCATCATTTACCCACGGGTAAACCGATGCAGTATGCTCAATCGCAGATAGATCCACAGTCCCATCACTATTCAGAGACATTGATGTGACCCGAAACTCCTTACTCGTCCATGCCGGAGTCGGATGGGTAATGGTAACGACATCACCTACAGCACATTCTAACGCTTCTGAAAGGGCCGAAAATTGTATTGCTATGCCGTTCTTTCTCGATGCTAGGCATAAGGTTTTTGCAATGTTTCGCGCTTGATAAAAGTTCGTGACAGTCGTGAGGTTAATATCTTTCTCAAGAACGACGTTATTGTCTTCGCTAAGGAATGTTGTGTAGTCCGACGAGGCTGAGTCAGGCCAAGTCACAGAATCACCCTGCCAGTTTGCATCTGGGTTGATGAACTTTGCGGTCACACGGTTATATCTGTTCTTTTTGCTAGGGCCAGTGAAGTCAATGCCATCAATAATATTATCAGTGGTGAAGTCAAACGTGCTGTCGTAGTCGTCTTCGATAATCAGGCGATATAAACCGTTTTGATACGGCATCATTCCCTGCATAGAGCCAAGGATGAGAGAGACGTTATTAAACAATGTGTTTCCGGTGTTGATGATCGCGTTCAAATCAAATCGATTTACGTATGCTGATGACCCGCTATAGGTTTCTACCTGCGTTTCACATTTATCGGCGGCATCCTCGAACGCATCGTCATCAATGAGAGTGGTGCTTAGTCCTTTGCCATATCTAGTGTTCGTTAGATAATCACGCAAACAAAGTGCCGGATTGGATGAATATGCCGTGGTTGCATCACGAGGATCGTAAACCTTTCTACCCTTCACCAGTGCAGTGATTGTTGGGACTGACCCAAAAATATCCTGATTGTATGTCAATCTGACTGCGACATAAGCCAAACCTAAGAGACGATCATTTGCACCCCATGATGGAGCTGGCGTGAGTACCGTTGACGCTGTTTGCGTGTCTGTGCCAGTTTTCGCTTCCCACTGAACGTACGAAGCATATTTTGACCCAACTAAATCCTCGTCATTGACCTGTATGTCGGTGATTGACTCCACCTCACCTTCGCACATCACAAGACACATATATAAGTATGTGTTATTGCTACCAGACGTTTCGACAAAGATGCGGTAACCGCCAGTCCGCCTTTCGCCATACACAATAGGAATATTGCCGACAGTTGATTCTTTATTGACCAGTGCGCCACGAGCTTCCTGCGAGACATCTGGAAGTTCTGGTATGTCGATAAACCAAGAAACAACCTCAGTTGCCAAATCATTAACAACGTCAACTGCCGCATCAACTGCCCCTCTAACAAAGCCAAGAGGGTTTGTGACTGCCTTTTTTACCTGTTTTATTGGATTACTTTTACTCACTGGGTCAATACTCCAATTCGATCATCATACAGGTTTCGACAATTTGAGCATTATACCTGCGCTTCCAAGCCTCTGGATTGCGCCTTGTGTGGAAGATAGCTGTTTTGCATCGATGCTCTTTTGCAATTTGCCTCAAATATCTATCCCAATACTTGCCATCCCCGTAAATCTGAATGACCCTGAACACATCCCCTTCAACATCCCATGAGGCAAACCCATGCTCATTTTCAATGTAGTTTTTTGATTCTATCGCATCATCGCCTGATCGTTTGGCATAGTCCAGATGCTTTGGATTTGCCATTACTTTTTGCCCCACTTAATATCTTTGATCGATTCAGCGGCAAACCGGAATCCAGTGTCCGTAGGGAAATAGAACTGCTGTGAGTTGTTGTTAGTCAACCGCCCTGCTTTACGCTCAAAGTCAGCCCAGTGACTCGCGCAAGAAACAGAGATGATTGCCGAACTTGCATCTTCTGAAATTGCATAACCTGTAATTTCACCATCAAATACAGAGATTGCATCTCCAATCACTTGGTTCGCAGAATCGAGTACCGCCTTCCAAATCCTGACTCGACGATTCAAATACTCTTCAGCTAAGAATATGCTGACGTACGCCTTATCGACAGCAGACAAGCTGATACCAACGGAGCCAACCCTCAGCTCTTCAGTCTCTCGTGGTTGCCCAATATCAAGAAAGTGACCTGAAGCGGTGAAAGTATCTCCACCACTAACGATGTCATAAAAACTATCCGTAATCCGAACGACAGAAGGGAAGTCTATTTGCACCAAATGGCACATCTTGATTTCATCTTGACCAAGTGCTGTGATTGTTGATGCATTGATCGTGCGTGGCATTACAGCACCTCAATCATATCTAATTCATATTCATAGTATTCATTGGAAGAAATGGCAAACTCTTGAATATCATTATTCAATCGCATGGTGAATGCGACGTTGTTATAAGCAATCGTTTCGTTATCAGCTACGCTCGCAACCAATGCTGGTTCTATAGTCATTGTCCCTGCGCCATCCCGATCTGCCACCAACATATACACTTTATCGTGACCTGAAAACTTGACGAAATCCCCAGCTTTAATATCGCCTGAAATCCCATCGATAGTGATTGTTGAGTCACCTACGGAGTGTGCGCCGTTTGCGGCCAGCGTCCCTGTTGCAGAACCCGTGGTATCCGATACCACTGGAGGGACAATCGTGAACGATCCTAGTCTACCCTGCTGGCTGATAGCGAATGCGTAGACAGGTTGAAACTCAGCACGAGTCATTGGGTTGTAACGAGCTGTAAACTCCCAACGCTGACCTCCCAACGTACGAACTTGCGTACGCCCAGAAATAGTTTCAGAAAAGACGTTTTGGTGACGCGATTTGATATTGATTGCTTGAAACTCAGGCGTTGTAGGATACGTGCCACTCATGCGATTGCCCTTCTTCCTCGATCATTTGCCGCAGAATTTATCATCGAAATAATCTGCCCTTTACGTGAATTGAGTAGCTCAGAGAATCCTGCCGCATCAACAGTTGAAATCTCAAATGTCACATTCGTATTTCTGTTAATGACTTGCTGTTGACCGCCGAGTTTATCATTCGGGGTAATCCGGCCATTCGCGCCCATAGTCAAAAGTTCCGGCCCACGCTCACCAACGACGTACGATTCACCTGCGCGTACCTGACCGCCCAATGCTCTACCTTGAAATGTCTGTGATTGAATTTGAGCTACTTGAGCCAAACCAAACGCAACGATTCCTGCGGCGGCTACAATGTTGTAAGGGAATGGAAGTTCAGCAAGAGCCTTCGTTGCTCCTGAATAAGTCTGCATGACAGCTCGTCCAGTCTCTAACGCTTTGGACGCTTCAAATGCCCTCTTGTTGTATTGACCCATTGCTTTCAAGCCATCTGCGGCTGTGTTCAATGTGTACTCTTTGACATTATCGTCTAGCTTCTTCTTGGCTTTCTCGTACTCTTCTTCCGAGATTCTTTTTTGAGCCAAGAATAAATCTAGTTTTTGCAACTGCCTCTGATAAGACATATCTTGCATTCTTTCTTCTTCGAGAAGACCAGCTTGCTTCAGCTCACGAACAGCCTTTTGTCTGTCTTGCTCAAAAGCATCATTGAGTGCCGTTTGCGCTCTTCGCAGGGCTTCCCTCTCCTTTTCTGCCTCTGCATCTGCTTTCGCTTTTGCTTGATTTTCTTCGGTCTGTTTTTTTGTCGCCGCAACATCAGCTTCTTTCTTCTCGATCATCTGCGCTAAGGCTTCTACCTCTGCCATTTGTGCAGGAGTCAAATCTAATAAAGAAGCCCTATATCGAATGAGTGCCGCACGAGACTGATCGAAGGTTTCTTTTTGCTCTTTAATACTGGCAATGAAACGATCACGAGTAGCCTGTTGAGCCTCCGCTTCTTGCTCCGCTTCTTTCTTAGCTTTCTGATCTTCTTTAAATGCCGCAGTTGCTTCTAGCTGTACTCGCCTAGCTTCAATTTGTTCATCACTTGCGCCTTTCATTTGAAGCCTGAAAAGCTCTGCTTCAATAGCAGACATTCTTAATACTTGAAGTTGCTCTCTGCCTTTTTGCAGTGATGCCTCAACAGATTCAGCATTACGCCTTTGTTCTTCTGTCTGGCCTTTGATCTTTCCAGTCAGCTCACCAGAAAGCGTCAAATGCTCATTCATCTCATTACGCAAACGCTCTAAGGTTGCTCGCGCATCCAAGACTTCCTTACTAGAAGCGTTTAAGGCTTCTTCATACGTAATTACGCCTTCTTTGAGCTGGAAATAAATGGTTTCTACATCTTTTGCGCCATTCTGAAACTTCTCATTAGTTGCAATGGCTTCTTCGAGAGTTTCTTGCGTCGCTGAAATTGCTGACTGCGTTTCTCGCATTTGGACAGCGAGACTAGCCATCCTTGCGTCTCTTTCCGCTTCGCTTAATTCATAGATTTTATCTTTGACTTGATCGAGCTTTTTGCTAGTTTTCTCAATCTCTTCATTGGCTTGCATGAAGCTCTTGATGAACGGCCCTGCGATGATCGCACCGACAGCAATCAACGCACCAACGACAGCACCGCTTGGCCCAAAGATCGAGGCAATTTGCGGCCCCTGTTGAGCGAAGATTCGTACGGCATCCGTACCCATCTGGGCTTGAACTGCAACGTCTTGGAGCTGTACGGATAACTGACCCGTGGTATTGGTTAGTGCGGAAGTTGCGCCTCTAAACTTCTTGAATACAGGGGGAGCCTTCCCTACCTGAGTATTTAATCCTTCGGCGGCTTTGCCAGCACCCTCTGCTGACTTTCTAATTTTGTCTAATTCTTTTTGTGCGGCATCGAAGTTGCGGCTTTCAATTTTGAGAATTAGTGTTTCTACATTAGTCGCCATATTCAGCCCTTATGCTTCGCCAGTTCCATGACAGCTTCAATCTCCCACCAGTCTAACATTCGGCCAGTGAGTTTCATGTAACTTTCTAACTCAGGGTATGTATGCTCCCTAAGTGACGTATACGCTACCCAGCAATCATCATGTTGCCATGATAACTTAGGAGCGTTGAGCAATTCTGGCGGCGTGACTCCACGGCTCTTCTCGACTTGTTTAAGCGTTTCGTACCGACTGATCTTAGAGCCTTCTGGGAAGCCGTTCATGTGATAACACCACTTCCCGTAGGTCACGAACTCTTCGATCAGCCTCCGGTAAAATTCTCTCTATTAACTATGAAAGCGAAGATTTGATTAACGACAATCGGAGAGTTTTCACATAGGAACATCGCATTTTCTTCCGAATATTCCCAAGGCTCCCCATCTTTCGCCAAGCCTTCCCATCCAATAATTATCTTTGCAACCATCGGAGATAAATATTCATGGTCAAAAAAGTCCATCTCCTCCTGATCTGCATATTTACGCCTCTGATCCTTCAGAGCGTCTCTCCAAGCCTTTGAGTCAGTACCCTTAACCCTGAAAAGAGCGTCTTCTTTCTCTCCAGTGACAGGATCAACGAGGTGAAGCTCTGCCCCAACCTCGTGCTTCTCAACTGTTGCCAGTTGGTTAATATCCATAAAACCCCCTAGGTTTTATTGTTTCTAAATTATGCAGGTGTGCGAGTAATCACCAACTGTGAAGCATCGCTAGAGCTATATAAAGCAACAAAGTCCATGCTTACTGTGACAGCCCCTTCACCTGATACGTCCGGTTGTCCTGAGTTGTACTTTACGTTAGGAATATCGATCTGCAAACTATTGCCATCAACGTCCGTCAAAGTACACACAATCTCTGAGGCAGTCTCATTGATGAACTTTTCGTACAAGGTTTTGCTATCAAAGTACGTCGTCAACGAACCAGTAACGCGAGACTTTCCAATCGAAGGACGATTTGTCGTGTCAGACCCGATTGAAAATAATGGCTCAAGTCCATTCTCAATCGAAATATCCAAACTGGTAACCGTCGCAATCGAAGATCCACCTTCAGTAATTGACCCAGTGAATGAATCGAATGGAGTATTCCCTACGTCAGAAGAATACGTTGATGACGCAATCTCTGTAGTAGCCAGAGAAATATCTTTACCTACAACACTCAACGATGCCGTAACCATTGAGTTTGGAGCAATCGATAGGCTCAGTGAGTTAAATTCACAGCCCGTATGACGATGAAACTCAGCAGTGTCTAGGTCAGCAAACTTACGCTCTAAAGTAAAAGATCGACGAGTCGTGCCAGTTTTGAGGACATTCGTAGTCCAAGACCCGCACATGACTGCTTCAAGTGCGTCGTCGAACGCGCCATATTCCATTTCAGCAGATACATCGCCAGCCACAGACTTGTTGCCGTGACGGAAATCTTCGATCTGCCTATCTCCGCGCAACTTTTCCGACTCGATACCATCTTTCGATAATGCCAGTGTCGTGCCAGTGTGAGGAAGCGGAGTCCACGTTGGTGTCGATGGAGTTGTTCCATAGGTGCTTTCTGCAATGTAGTGCAGGGAGTGTTGTGCGCCATTTGCGATAGTCATTTCCTTTACCTCGCGTCAGTGTACGTTTGAAAATCGACTGTCACTGGCACGAAATGAAACGCACCTTCAGTCACAGCAGGATCAATCGAAGCAGACCGAATCCTGACATTTAGACCATTATAAGACAAAACAGTGCCTCTCTTAAAATGATCTGCTACAGAATCCGGAATCGTCGAACGCCCCGTTCCTGCTGGGTAAACAACATCTATTTGGTAGATACCATTTGTCTCATCTTTACCATTCGTGCCAAGCCCCGCCTGTGCAGTTGTATTTGGTAAAAATGAAGGGCTTATGAAAGTTTGATTAGCCTCTGGCTCAAACTTTGTATTAGGCCAAGCAATAGAATAACCGCCACTCAGTGTCGCCAATCTACCGTCTAAAGCCGCTTGTATGTCATTGAAGTGAGTTGCCATTACTTGCCTCGCGCCAAACCAGCAATCCCTCGTTGTACTGCTTTTCTGAGCATACCTTGAGGAGCAAGTTTAGAGAAACCGTTGACGGTTTTCCCTGTTGGGTTCTTTGGAGGATTCGGATACCCTCCATATTCAACGACTCTTGCGTAGGGCAAGTTATTTGCCATGTAGAAAGTTTGACCTAGTTTCAGGCGCGTCAAAGCTCTATCGACTCGTGCCATAGAGTTTGCTCCCGAAGGATCTGTCGCCAGCGTGGTTTGCGTTGGGACTTTTCGGTTACTTGCGTACCAGTTGTTTTTCAACCTACCAGTATCTACTGGAGTACCCATGATGACTTCTTTAGCAACTGAGCGAATAATCTTGCGAACTTCTCGCTTCCCTCTGTTGATAAGAGAAAATCCCGCATCTTCAACTTGTTTGCCAATTTTGCTCATTTTCTCACCTGCAAGTTACACGCGACAATCGTTCCTGCTGGCTGAATATTCGATACAGATACAACACGATAATTTTCGCTATCTAAGCTGACAGTGTCGCCTACCTTGTATGTATGTCCTTCAGCTAACACTCGTCGATCACCGACTTCAATGTTATTCAAAGCTATCTCTTCCGCAGAATAATTAAACACGCAAGCAAATTTTGTAAACGTGGTTGTTGTTTGCGTCTTCGTGCCAGTTTCGGCATCAAAGTCACCATCAGTCGTACGAGTGAATGTTACTTGTCTCCCGAACTTCTGAAGCATCGCTCCAGCACTATTCTGTAGGCGAGTGTAATTCACCATTATGCACGGCTCACAACATTGGAAGACTGGACGATTTTTCTGAGGGCGTTAGTTAGGGCAGGAGTCAACGTGCGATTCTCGCTGTTGCTCGCGTACGTCACTTCAATATCGCCTACTCGCTCGCGTATCGTCTTTCGCTCTTGGTTATTTAGTTCTGAATAACCATCTGCTTCGACTTTAATCGCCTCATACAAGGCCGTTTTTACGGTTGGCGGTATCTCTGTAGCATCTGCATAGTAACCGTCGATCAGGGCTTCCGTACGAGGCCACTGAAGAGCTTGGTTTTCATTCGCCTTATTGCCAATGAACAATAATTGCTCGAAGTAATCCATAGCACGTAGAACGTATCTTTCGAGGATCGTGTCAGATAGGTCAGCAGTTATCCCTCTTGAGTTAGCCCATGAGCGATATTCTGCCAGAGTAATGTAAGAGTTAGCCCCACTGACGATTGAACCATCTTCGATTACAAGTGCCATTACTCTTCCTCTTTGAATCCACCTGACTTATACGCCGGAATCATTGATTCATACACGTACGCAATGCGTCCATCTGCATGAACCAGTTTAGTCGTACCAGTAGGGGCAGTCTTCTTCTGGACGACAACCTCTTCCTGCACTTCAACATTTTCAGCTTCTTTCTTAGCCATCTTTAGGCTTCCTTGTAACCGCCTGACTTGTAGTCTTCAACCATTGATGGATGAACATCTGCTGTTTTGCCATCGTCACGAATCATCTTGACGAGAGCATTGGATTCTTTCTTTGGAGCCGCTTTCTTAACCGCTGGCTTCTTCGCGGTAGTCTTTGATTCTGCCATTGTTAGCTTCCTCATCAAAAACGGGGGCCGAAGCCCCCGCTACTTTTAGCCAGCAAGTGTGGCAATGAAGTCAGACTTCCAAGCCTTAACGCCCCAAGATGCGGCAACTTCAATCATAGTCTTACGATAGCCCTTGTAAACACGGACTTCAAAGACCAATCCTGAAACTGGATCTTGAACTGTCAAAGCGTCGTCTGCTGTGTCTCCGCCTTGTGGTACTGCTGGCGCACGAACCGCCAACTCAAGAGCGCGACGATGGAACGCGATGTTCGCTGTGTAGCTGTCGCCAACAGTGATTGCATCGTTGTCCGCTTCAGCCGCAGTCAAGCCAGTTCCACCGATGGTGAATGAACCGCCAGACAGAGCTGAGTTTACGACGTACTTAGTCGAAGTACCTGCGAAGGTCACGATGTCACCTGCAAGGATAGTACCTGAACCACCGTCTGCCGCGATTGTTGTATCACCAATAGCAGAAGATGCGTCGTTCAAGAGGTAGCTAGTACCTGTACCCTTAGTGTGAAGACCGACTTGTGCAGACTCACGGATTGACAGACCTTGAAGGTCTAACAATACGCCCTGACGCAGAAGGTCAGTTCCGCCAGCAGTGTTTGCTTGCTGGAGCTGTGCCAACTGACGCAGGTTAGTTCCTGCAAGAGTGTTCATCACGAGTGATACTTGACCATCGTTTTGTGGCATACCGTTGTCCACGAGGATTTGGCGAATCTCAGCAATCTCTGAGAAGTTAGAGCCAAATGGAGTCGTGCCAGCAGTACCGAACGCACGAGAAGAGTTGGTGTAGGCTTCTTCCCACAAGTCCTGCTCCATTTCGTTTGTCAAAGTACGCATTGCTTGAGCAATCTGGTCACCATACACAGTCTCGTATCCGATACCGTTGTTCAGGTGGAGAATGTCTTCACCAGTGTAAGGGATTTGAACTGCACGAGCGTTAGAGATTGTCAGCGTCTTGTTGTCCACAGTCTGATCTGTTCCTTCCGGAATCGTCATAGACTCTGTTACGTCAACCGCTGATGCTTCGCGTGTGAATGATGCACGAACTACGTCACCCTTCGCCGCACGCTCTGAACCGTTAGCGTTGATAGTAGATGCAGGAATGAAGCCTACAAGCTCCCGTCCTACCACGTCGGCGGCTTTGTAGATGTCTGCCGCTAGATCCGTTAATACGTTAGCCATGTGGCCTCTCCTTAATCATTAAAAACTCTGCCTCCTTCTTTGAGATACTGGGCGCGTTGGCCCTGCGATAATGCCTCAAAGTCAGTACGGCTGATTTGTCGATTGCCCACATCGGCCCTGCCTTGTGAACGAGTGGCCCCGCCACCAGTTGCTTGGATTCCATCGACTAAGAACGGAAAATCGTTCTTAACCGTTGTCACCAAATCGTCGAGTGAACTGACTGTCAGTTGACCTGAGTCATCAGTCACCCTAATTTCTCCATCTAAAAGCGTAAGTCTCTGACTGAGCTTTTCTTCCAATAATTTTGCCTTACCTACGTCTTTTGTCAACGTAGAAGCGATCTTTGTAGCCTCCGACTGCACTTTTTGTCGGGTGGCTAGTTGATTCATTTCTTCGATTTTTTGGCGTAAGGTGTTGGCTTCTTGCTTTTGGCTTTCATAGAGTTCTTGGTACTGCCCGTTTTCTTGAGCATACCTTTCTTTTTCAGCATTTGCCTTGGCATCTAACTCCTCCTTGGCGCGTTGCGCGGCTTTCTTTTCCGCGAGCAACTCGTCATTTTTCGCCTTCAATCCTGCGACTTCTTCCGCAATCTTTTCTTCAAGACTCTTATCCAGAGTCTCCTTGAACTTTTCAGCAAGTTGTTGCTTGACCGAATCATCCAATTCTACTTCATTCAAAAATTCCATGCTTCACCTCTAGCTTCGCACGTTGAGTCTCAGACTCCAGTTACAATTTTAACCTATTAAACACTTCAGGTTCGACTTTTCTTAACTCGTCGAGCGTCAAAGTTTTCCCTGACTGGTCAACGAACTTAGAAAGATTTAAGCCACCGCGACGAAACAACCGTCCTCGCGTGACTCCTAATACTTCATCTTGGAACGATGCTGGCTGTCTTGCCAACCACGACTGATACGTTGTGGTCTGGCGAACCTTCGTCGTTCCCTTTGCCCCCTCTGCCGTACGAGGCTTAGGCTTCTTTGTGCGATCCTCAAACCCAGCCTTCACAACAGGGGTAATGGTAGAGCGACAGTTAAAGTGCGCCGGAGGCTTGGGTGACTTTTCTGGATCATCTGTCAGTGGATATATTTTCCCATCACGCCCTGCACAGATAATTGACGTACGAGAATCGAGTACCGCAACCCACTCATAACCATCAAACAATCCAATATTGTCCTGCAATACAGCATCTCTCGTAGCAACTGACACATGATTGCTGATCGTGCGAATCATCGAGCCAGCTTGCTTCTTATGTAACAGATTGACCGATTCAGCTCGTCGCCCAATCTGGAAGTTGTCTTCCCGCATGATGACTCCATCACGAATCGCTCGCATCAACTGATTGGTCTTGGTTCGACGGAAGGCATTTGTGATTCCTCGAATTGTCGATCCTGCAACACCAGAAAGAATAATCCCTGCAAAAACAGATAGTTCCGTCTGAAATCCAGAAGGAATGGTAACATCTTCTCCGATCAATCGACTCAGTAATCCTGCGTTCCAGTCTGTCTCTTGGCTCGCCAGTTCCCGTGCGTCATCGGCAACCTTCTCAGCTAATAGTCGATATTGCTCGTCTGCGAACAGTTGCACCTCATCCATGAATCGATTTAGCCGTGCAAGGTCAAGATCTGTTAGCTCCTCATTGCGTAGCTCGTCCTGAATCATGTCTTTGACGCGATCAATGTATTCTGACGCTTCTTTCTCTCGCCCAGCAGAATATCTGAGGATGTAGATTTGATGCCGTGTGATGGCATCTTGTATGTCATCAGAGAGTGCCATTGACTACCATTTCTTTCCAGTAATTCCGTGGCATTCTGTTGTTTGCCTGCTCTTTTACAGTGGCCCATCTCACATTTCCAATCTCGTAATGCCCTAGGGGATTTATCCGATCAATACTCATGCCTTCTGGCCTTGGCCCAAGATGATTGAAAAATTCTTCAAATGACTTGAATCTAAATTCGACCATTTCATAGCACGGATGATGGCCTGCACCCTCATCACATCTTCTCTTGGCTCTGGAGTAGCTTTTGTATGCGCCAATTCGTTCAGGGTCATTCTTTACACCAGTACCTTTTCTTGGATGATCTTTGCCTTCAAATCGATTCCTGTTATGACAAGGCTTGCAGGTCAAGTCTCTGCCAGCCTTCAATACTCGTTTGATAACATCTCGTCTCACCATTCGCTGTTGATTGCATTTGGGGCAAGTCACTAAGTCCGATAAATTTGCTTTCGACATAACCATCTCCAATGAATTGAGATGATATAATACCACTTAATATTATCGTCCACTTAACTTTGTCGGCCCAGAAAGCCGCAGACATTTTGCCTTTCGCAATATTCTTTGCGTGACGCGCTTTAAATGAGGCTCTTTTCTTCTTCATGGCCTCTGACTCACCTGCCTTCGGTTTACCTGCGGTCTTTGCACCCTGTTCGCCAAATCGAATCGTCTTTACCTTATCGCCAACCTTCGCAACAACAACGTGCGATTTTTTCGGGTGGCTTGGTGTTCTCTTCGGTTTATTGAATCCAGATACACCTGCGCGAACGAGTCTAGGGTCTTTCTTCGCTGTCGCCATTCGCAATCTCCTGCGCTGATGCAAAGCCGATCATTCCTGATTCGTCCTGCACATCTACCAGTGTTCTTTCAGGCTCAACAATCCCTGCTGATTTAAGCCGATTGAATATATCTTGCTCAGAGACGATTGATCTGTCGAGGAGAGTAACCATCGACATAATCAACTGCGGATCAAGAGCTTTGTCGTAAAACTCACGGTTAATCTCAAACACCACATCGGACGTATCCACGCCCATAAACTCGCCAACCCACTCAATGCAGGTTTCAATCGCTTCTGAGAGATTCCATACAACATCGCCAAGGACTGAGTTTTCACTCGCAAAGCGAATTTTCGCCGCTTCTGCTGTTTCACGGTCTGCGCGATCTGTGATAATCCGTGCGCCGATCATGACCATTTGCTCTTCTTTGGTCTTCATCGCCTCCATCACCAGTTGGTTTGGATTGGCTTGGAGCAAAGTGGCAGAACCCGTCTCGCCTAAAACGTGACCTGCGCGTGAACCTAACTTAATTCCTTGCGGGTTGTATTCTTTGAACTGCTCTAGTGACAGTGAGTGAGTTAAAAATAAACTTGGTTGTCCTACAAGGAAGCAAGATTCTTCGTAATCTGCTGAGTTTCTGAAGTGAGCGATGTTGACTTCGGCAATATCTGCCAGAGGCGCATCATCAATCGTTGAGTCGTTATTCTTTGCCCCTACGAAGACGAGTGGAATCTTGTCCCAGTTCGTGCCATCAGCTCGTGTCGGGTAAAACTCTTCGGTGAATGGCTCGTCTTCACGATAAATCTGCTGAGAGTAACCCTGTTCCTTCAGCCGGAGAACTCGATATTGAATCTTCTGCGTATGGTCAAACTCGTCCATCGGCTCTAAGTAATGTTCAGCGATCACGACAGATGTGAGCATCTTGCGCCCACCGACAATATCTGTCTTCCAGTTGATGACTTGTTCCGCTGTGTACGGAATAATACTCGCCCGAAGGTTCATTCGTTCCACATCTTCCGCACTGAGGCCAGTCTCAATCTGCGGATAGTCCACGAGGAAGATCGTGCGCCCCGTTTCCATGATGTTGGACATTTCGTCTTTGACCAGTTGGATCAATGACAAACCATCTCCAGTCGCATCTTTCTTCAGATACTCCAGATCTTCCGGTAATTCGACCTTTGGATTCTTGCGGAATGCCGCACCCACTAACGCATTTTTCGTACGTCCGGTGAAGTTCGCATACAAAGCTCGTTTCATGTACTGGCGATAACGAACTGTTTCTGTTCCCTTCCGTTCGTCGCCAGAAGTGTTGTCTGGGACAGGAAGATAGTTGTGTTTCTTCTCTTTGACAGCGATTGATCCGCATACTGCGTCACGAGTTTGCGTCCAAATCGGCAGATATTTCGAGTATTCCGGATGCTGGGTGCTTACTGGCATGGCTTAACCCTTTACAAATTTGAGCATATTGTATCCCCAACAATCATCATACAGCAAAACGGAAGTTGACATCAGCCACTCTCTTGCGAATCGGGAACTCAAAGGCGATGGGATAAGTCGTTGCGTCGTTCTGGTGATCGTGACCAGAAGACTTATCTGGTTCACCATTCTTGTAAGTCTGTTGTTCTAGGCAATCAGCAGTAATCGGACAGGTGACAGGGTTGATTTTCACTTTCCCATATTCCAAAGCGGCGTTCATTGC